TGTAGTTAAAATTGATGAGGATCATGATGATTACGATTCAACAGAAATGAAAAGTATTTCTTTTAACACTACTTTGGCTGAACGAGTGTCATTACAACAGTTTTTGTCACGGCCAGTGTTGATTAAAACTTATAATTTGGCTATAAATATTTCGTTAGACGAAGTATGGTCTTCATTTCAATTGTTTATACGTCACCCTTCAGTAGCAGACAAAGTACGTAATTACCGATATATTTCAGGTAAAATGCATTTGAAGGCTACAATTACAGGATCTATGTCTCATTGGGGTAGATATATATTGTCATATGAACCATGGCCAGCAGGGTCTAATAGGATTGCAACTGCTACTCAACCACGTAGTATAGTTTTGACACAAGCTTATCAGTTACAGCATGTAATGTTAGATCCAGGTACAGCGAATGGTGGTGAATTGGTGTTTCCATTAATAGATCCGCGGAATAACAAGATTGATTTGTCTAATCTTTCTGATGGTTCTTCATTAGTTGAATATACGCATTTGAAATCTATGGTTCCATTACGTGTTTTAAATAATGGCACACAATCAGTGCAAATTCGCATCTATGCACATATGTCAGATGTCGAGTTGTCGGGTACATATTTAGAACCCGGATTTAATGTCGCACCATTATTGGCTCCGTTAGCTGCTCCATTGGTCAGTAATGGGAATAGTGATGTGCTAATGACGAGTAAAGTATTACATGCAGCAGTAGATCAATCAGCAGAATATCCTATGGGTCCTATTTCGGGACCTAGTACTTTAGCAGCTTATGCTGTGGATGTAGTAGGGAAATATATGAAGTTGAAGCCATATACCACGCCAGCAAGTAATGTTTTGCGTGAGATTGGACATTTAGCAGCATTGTTAGGTTATTCTAAACCGTTAGAAAATTCTAGCAGAATTTACAGAATACCGAAATCTTCGGGTACTTTAGCTACTATTAATGATGAGAGTCCTGCTGATAATTTGGCTTTGGACGTGCATCATGCTATAGCAGTTGACACCCATTCAAAGGGTTTGGATTTACCTGATCAGATGAGCATTAAATTTATTGCTCAGAAAGACAATTTTTC